CCCGTCATTCGAGACAGTAAGAACAAAGCTGGTGACATCGAGCCGCCACGTGTGGCTATTCGAAGTTCGCTGGCTGAGAATAAGATTCTGTTGATTGCTGACCCTGGCTACGTCCAGCGTATTAAGGCCGCTGCCAGAAATGAGGCAGAGCTTGCAGCATGGATCGATGGATCGTGGGACATCACCTGCGGTGGAATGCTTGATGACCTGTGGGATAGAAATATCCACATCATTGAAGACATCCCCTTCCTTGAATTCGCCAAGGCCCGGTGGACGCTTAATCGAGCATATGACCACGGCCAATCCCGCCCATTCAGTGTGGGGTGGTTCGCTGAGTCTAACGGAATCCCAATGGAGTGGAACGGAAAGATCTACGGACCCATCAAAGGTGACATTGTCCTGTTTGCGGAATGGTATGGATGCGTGCATATTGTGGACCGTGAAAAGGAGATGGGCCTCAAAGGCCGAATTAAGAGAGGCCCAGCGGACAGCCAGATCTTTGCACGTGACGATGGTAAAACAAGCCCAGCTGGGCATATGAAGAAGAAGAGAATATTTTGGGATAAGTGTGACAAGAGCAAAGGCTCCAGGTGTATAGGCTGGCAGCAGATCCGGGACTACCTCAGTGGTGCACTTGGATTTGTGGACGACGATGGAAAGAAGGTAAGAGAGCACGCAGGCCTGTTCGTGTGCGAACGCAATGAAGACTGGCTGAGGACTGTGCCTTGTCTTCCTCGTGATGACAAAAACCTGGACGATGTTAATACAAAAGTCGAAGACCACGCCGGAGATATGACAAGGTATCGTCTACGATGGACACGCAAAGGCATTAGGCAAAGGAATTGGTAATGACTAGAATAATCCAAACAGAACCAGATGTTTCCACTACCAGCCTGGCATACCAAGCGATGGAGCCCGAGTGGGCGAAGATTAATACCGTCCTTGCCGGGACACAGTCTATGCGAGATGCCGGACAGGTGTATTTACCCAGACATGAGAACGAAAGTCAAACACAGTACGACGAACGTCTCTATGGTAATTTCCTGTGGAACATGACAGATTTAACTCTCCGCACATGGGTGGGTAAGCCTTTTGCGGCATCGGTGCACTACACTGAGGACTTCTCCCCACACTTGGAGCCCCTCCTGGATGATATCGACAGGGCTGGAAGTAACACCGACGTATTCTGTCGTGCCTGGTTTAAGGCTGGCCTTGCCGACGCATATAGCCATGTGCTTGTGGACTACCCCCGTGTGAATTTCTTTGAGGGCCGATCATCCGAAACCGATGAGGCTGAAGGCATTCGCCCCTACGCCGTTCACATCCCTGCGGAGAATCTAATCTTTGCTGTATCCGAACGTGAAGACGGGAAAGAACACCTAACGCACGTCAGAATCAGAGAGTACGTGACGAGCATTGACGGTTGGGAAGAAGTGATCGAAGAGCAGATTAAGGTTCTGGATCTCGAATGGGTCTACCCCGACGAGCTGACCAACGATCTTACTGAGGCCATCCGCATGGTGAGAGTCACCATCTGGGTCAAAGAAGAGAAGACAGGGAAGTGGGTCGAAAGCCATTCGTTCTACATGGATATCGATTTCATCCCAATCGTTACATTCTACGCCGACCGCACAGGCTTCATGACAGGCAAGTCTCCGCTGTTGGACCTATGTGACATCAACATCCGCCACTGGCAGTCTATGAGTGACCAGATCGCCATCCTGACTGTGGCACGTTTCCCAATCCTGGCATGCTCCGGTGGAAACCCAGAAGATGAGAAGCTCACCATCGGCCCCAAAGAGTGGTTGTTCTGTGATGACCCCACAGGGAAGTTTTACTATGTGGAGCACAAAGGTGCCGCCATTGAAGCTGGCGACAAGGACATCTCTGGGCTTGAGAGTCGCATGATGGTGTACGGTGCTGAGCATATGAAAAAGAAGCCAGACCGCCAGACAGCATCTGCACGCAACTTGGATTCATCCGAGGCTACATCGCCTCTGCAAGATATTGTGTATCGCTTCAATGATGCATTGAATACAATGTTTGAGATGATGTCATACTGGATGAACAAACAATATAAAGGCAAGGCGTTCTTACCTACTGATTTCACATCACCCGAAGCATCCACGCTGCAAGCATTGTACGATACGTGGAAGGAAGGAGGTCTCGGAACAGACCAGTACCTGAAAGAGCTTCAACGCAGGGACGTGTTGGATGAGCACTTTGACTTCACTGCCAATGAGCAGGCCGTCAAAGAAAGGGCAGCAGAAATTGTTGCCGTGGAAGCTGCCACAGCTGCCGCAACGAGTGCGGCTACATCGCAGGCAGTAACCAAATCCGAACCCGAAGATGACTAATAGGCCGAGATGGCACAATGCCGAGACGGCACATTTGAGCACTTTATTGAAAGGTTAGACGAGATGTTTAATTTCAGCAAGAACAAAGAGTTAGAAACACTTGACAAGGTCCCTGACAACATCAAGCCATTTTACACAAGATCAGACGCCGAGGACGACACCAGTCCCTTCGTACTCAAGAAGGATGAGGTTGTGTCCGCTGCCGTCAATATTATCACAGGTGCCGCCGGTGCCCTGGAAAAGGAAAGAAACAAGAAGGCCGTTGATCCGGTTGACCTCACACCCCTGTCTGCATATGGAACAGACGTGGAAGGTATTGTGACCGCCGTCAACAAACAAAAGGATGATCTGGAAAAGCAGATCAAGGGCGACTCAAATGTCAAAGAGCAGATCAATGATCTGAGACGTGAGATGTCAACTGCTCACGCCACTGAAACCAACGCCCTGAAGACGGAGAACGGGAACTTGGTTCACCAGCTGGATGAGTACATGATCCAGACAGAGATCGATGCGGCGGCGGCTGTTGTTGGGGCCAACCCCAAACTCATTGCTCCTTTCGCCAAGGTGCACATGAAGGTGAATGTAGATGAAAATAGCAGACGTTCTGTGGTTATCATCAACCTGGATGGCACGGATCGCTACTCCATGGAGAACGCCGGTGATCTGGCCAACGGTGTCGAGCTGCTCCAGGACATGCAGAAGGATGCCCAGTACAAGGCCCTGTTCCCACCGTCACAGAAATCTGGTGCTGGCTCCGAGCCTGGTCCCGGAAGAAAGCCTGCGGGCAAGAAGGGTGCGGAAAATATGACCGCAGCCAGCAAGATCGCTCAAGGCCTGGGCGACTTGAAATAAACCATAATCCCTACGGGGATACAAGCATGCAAAAGCCGGAGCCTAAAAACTTCGGCTTTTTTTATTTTTATGTTGACATTATCGGACCTAATATGTTATGATAGACACTGAATTGAATGGCACATGGCAATTTATTAGGGAGATCCTGATACGCCGGACCGAGATGGTTTTCACCGTGCTGACAAATGAAAACTTTTTGGAACCCGAATAAGGAGATTAAAACATGGCCTCTGTAACACTTGCGGAATCCGCCAAACTGTGCCAGGATGTACTCATCCAGGGCGTAATCGAGTCTATTGTGACAGTGGATGACTTCTACTGGATGCTTCCCTTTGAAGGCATTGATGGAAATGCTCTCAGCTACAACCGTGAGAACGCTCTCGGTGATGTCGAGTCTATCGGCGTAGGTGGAACTATCACAGCGAAGACTGCTGCGACATTCACACAAATCAACAGTAACCTCACCAAGATCATCGGTGATGCTGAAGTTGACAACATGATCCAGGCAACCCGTTCTAGCATCAACGACCAGACTGGTCAGCAAATTGCCTCCAAGGCGAAGAGTGCGGGTCGTAACTACCGTAACCAGCTGATCAACGGTTCCGGTGCCGCTGACGAGTTCAATGGCATGATCAACCTGTGTGCTACTTCCCAGAAGGTTGACACCGGGAATAACGGTGGAGCCCTGAGCTTCGAATGGCTCGACAACCTGCTCGACCTCGTTGTTTCCAAAGACGGCGATGTTGACTACCTCATCATGCATGCCCGTACGCGTCGTAGCTACAAGACGCTTCTGCGTGCACTCGGTGGTGTACCCATGGAAGAAGTCTTCACTCTGCCTTCCGGCAAGGAAATGCTCGCCTACAGTGGCGTACCCATCTTCCGTAATGACTACATCCCTGTCAACCAGACAAAGGGTACTGGCTCCGCCCAGACTACCGTTTTCGCTGGTGTGTTCGACGACGGCGACCGTAAGACTGGTCTGGCTGGCCTCACTGCCACCAACGCTTTCGGCCTCCACGTGGAGCGTGTTGGTATCTCCGAGACAAAGGATGAAACCATCTGGCGTGTGAAGTGGTACTGTGGTCTGGCTCTCTTCTCTGAGCTGGGACTGGCTGCGGCTGAAGGTATCACCAACTAAGAAACCCTAATCGACAGGGCGGGACATCCCGCCCTTGTCTTTTTGTCTACGTGTATGTAGACCGAACGTCAACCTTTGTCCATGAATATGTAGACTTAGCTGGGAGATCATATGTTGTATAAATTCACTATGCCTGTAACGGCACGGACATTAACATACGATGGTAAGACGACAGCTTTCGTCCATGCCGCAAGCGAGGCTGCGGCTCTCGTGCTACTGAAGGCAGAGAACACCCAAGACAACAATGTTGTTTGGGATAATGCTGTAGCAGTAGTGATCGATTCCGGGCAGCAAACAGAGTCACTGGAAGGTTGTGAATTCAACGTAGTAGTTGATGCCCCTGCCCTCGACGTAACATACATCGCTGTTGCTAACGACACTTTCGAGCAAGTTGGTGAAGGACTCGCCATTCTCCTGGGCCTTGAAGGAATGCATGCAACCTTTGATCTCGACTCAACACACGCAACCCTCTTTGGTGTGTTGACCATCGCCACAGGAAATGCAAACGCGGCGATAGAGTCTATTGATGAAATTGTAGACGGTGGGACAGGCTACACTGCTTTGGATACGCTCACAGTGGTGGGTGGAACTTCTGCCACTGCTGCCACGCTGACTGTAGATAGTGTGGACAGCCAGGTTGTTGATGGAATCTCCATCGCAGGGGCTGGAGACTACTCTGTCCTCCCTGCCAACCCTGTTGGTGTGACCGGTGGAACCGGGGGAGATGATGCCACATTCAACATCATTTGGGATGCTGAGCAGCCCGGTGCTGGTGCAGTGGTCGTCGCTGCTGAGGATCAGAACGGGGTGGATATTACTGCCCTCTCTATGGATCATATTGTTGATGAAGGTGCTGCTACCGCAAACCTGACCGTTGACATTATTGCCACTATCCCATCGCCCGTCGAAGACGGTGTCGAAGGGCTGTACTAAAATTATGTAGTTTAACCAGATAGTGTTTACTATCGGCGATAACCTTAAAGGAGGAGCAATATGGCTCTGTATTATGTAAAAGTTCCGGTTGCAGGGGAAGTGACCCTGCAAGATAAGAAGAACGCTCTCGTAGTTTCTGCGGTATCTACTGCGGAGGCCAAACTTGCTGCACAGGCATACATGCAGTGGCCAAGTGATGCTGCATGGGCTGCTGCAACCGTAACTGCCCTGGCGGATGTCACTGACACTGCCGGATGGCGTCTCCGTGTTGAAATCGACACTGCTGCTGGTGTGAATCTCCACACTCTCACAATCACTGCTGTAACGGTTGGTGATTTTGACAGCATGGGTGACCTCATGGCTGCTGCCGGTGTGGCTGCTGGCCTCACATCCACGTATTCGACTCCTGACCTGGAGATGGCAACTATCGGTGACGGCATTGGTGACCACACCATGCGTGTTACGTATCTGCCCCCAGCAACTTGGTCTGACCCGACCGTTGAGTTTCCTTCTATGATCTCCACGATCACTCACGAAGGTATTGCAGGAGCGATCCTGAATGTTGTTCTCCTCGACGTGATCGCACCCAGCGTTCCGTTCCAGGTGATCGGCTAATCGAAACCACTGAACCACTGTGGGGGCAGGCATGATGCCTCGCCCCCTTGTTTTAATCCGTCCCCGAACAATAGGAGCATTCCATGCAAAAGTCCCGGATTACTCTCACCCTACACGGTGCATACAAGGGCAAGACCATTGTACTGAATCGCCGTCAATTTGTTAACGGTGTCCTGACGGGCACCGGCCAACCTGAAGAATTAGTGTGCCTCCAGAAGTACTACACCACGTCGTACAACTGTACATGCGTCATTGAGCCCGTGCAGCCCACACCACCACCGAAGCCTGTACTGACGCCCAATGAGCCCGTCAAGGACATCAACGAGCCTGAGGTACACATCCCAGACCCCACACCTACGCCTGTGGTCCCCACACAACGCCAGGAGTCCATCATGATGGCCATTGAAGGCATTGACCAGTCCAACTGGATCTCTGGGCCTATTGACCACCCACGGGTATCTGACGTGGCCACACTTCTGAACGATCCCACGGTAACCACCGAAGAGATCATGGAATGCATGGAAAAATGGTGGGTTGATGAAACCGCTAAAGTGGATGAGCCTGAGCTGGTTCCCGAAGAGCCTGAAGTTGAGGTGATCCCTGAAGTGGAAACTGAGCTGCTGTATGTCCAGGAAGAGACAGTAGAAGCGGCTCCCGAGCCCGCTCCCGAGAAGCTCCTGGAAATCGGTGAGCCCGAGGTTTCCGAACCACAGGAAGTTTCCGAACCAGGCGATGAAGTTGAGACCGTTGAGCCCGTACACGAGCAGGCCCAACCCGAGGATAACAAAGCCCTGCTGGAGCAGGAACCTGAGGCTGATGACGCTGACGAAGACCAAGCTCCTGAGGACCAAAATAAGGAATAAACACCATGGCCTTTGAAGTGCAAGATCCGGATGTCCCGACAGAGACAGCAACCGCGTATGTCTCTGTAGCTGAGTTCAAAGCATTTTGCGATGACCGAGGGATCGACTACTCTGCCAAATCAGACCAAGAGATTGAACAAGCTATTGTCAGGGCGACGGATTACACGGATGGTCGATGGACCTACGAGGGATTTAAGTACGACGAAGAACAGTCTACTGAAGTCCCTCGTAGGGAAGTTTATGACCCCGGCACGGGATTTGCTATTGATGATATCCCTGCCGTCTTCAAGCTTGGTGTTTGCGAGTACACCCAGATTGATTTGATTCAGGGCTACACCCTCATGCCCAACAGCCAAGACAACACACAGGCCGGAGCTCTATCCTACGAGCGTAAGAGGGCTGACGTGGTTGAGATTGAGAAGCACTGGAGTACCAACAAGGGATTCCAGCAAGCCAAGTGGCCCCAGGCTGATAAGTTCATCAAACGATCCGGGCTTTTAGGCCAACAGAACAGACGAACATTAGCACGAGGATAATATGGCTTCTGAATGGGATTGGATCAGAGACTTAATTGCTGAACAGGGACGCAATGTGACCCTGACCAAGGCCGCTGGCATTCCAGATCCAGCCAAGCCATGGGAAGGTAACACCGCAGTGGCAGACCCGCTGGTCGTCAAGGCTTTGACCGTGAGGTATAAGGCCAACGAGGTTGACAATAGCCATATCCTCCATACGGATCTCAAGGCCTTAGTGGCGGTGCCCCTAACTGGTGAAGATGTATTGACTTATGACATTTTCACAGATACGACAGGAGATGGACGAACCTGGAAGATAGAAAAACCTGATAAAATTGAGCCAGGAACTGAGATTTTGCTTTACATTTTACAGTTAAGGCGTTAATATAGGACTATGGCTATTTCACGTGTGAATGCTAAGGATGCAATGCTCACTCTCGTAAAGGGTGTGGCCGACGCGAATGGTCTGACGCACGTTGTGTATGAGAATGTCGATGTCGATGGGGGCAATAAAGATCAGATGCCCAAGACCCAGCAGACCTGGATGCGTGTGTTAATCCGACACAGAACCGGTGCTGCGACATCATTACCTGGTGTGGATGGATCAAAGAAGTTTCAGGCAGATGGAATTGTTTTTATTGAATTGATGGTGCCCACAGGAACGGGAACCAATGAAGCTGACGCCCTGGCAGCAAAGTTTGAAACAGCGTTCAAGACACGACAGACCTTGAACCAAGACGTGTGGTACACCGATGTGGTCAGTCAAGAGGCTGGGACGTCGGATGGCTACTTTAAAACTAATGTGGTGGCAGCGTTTCATTATGACACTGACGAATAAGGAGCAGCGTAATGGCAACTAATGTAAACAAGATTAATTCCAATGATGTTGGACTCAGCTACGCGGAAGAGGAGACAATCAAAAATCTTCCTGTTACGCCAACCTGGTATGGCATGCAACCCAACACCATCACCGACTTCGGTGGTAACGTCATTAAAGTGGCTCGTGACTTTCTCACAGATGATCGTCAGATGCGTAAGGGTGAGACCACAGACCTGGAAGCTGCGGGCACTATGAACCACGACATGGTCTATGCCGGTCTGCAAAGACTGTGGCAGGGATTCATGTATGCAGACTTCCGTAATAAGGCTGAGACTGCTGGAATGAGTGATGCCGGTGTTATCACATCCGTGGGTGCTGGTGACGACTACACTCGTCTGGCTGGAAGCTTTATCACTGACGGTTATGCGGTGGGGGATATGGTTGTCGCCACTGGATTCACCAACGCAGACAACAATGGGTTGAAGACGGTACTCACCATCAACGCTCTGACACTTGTTGTCAACGAGACATTGATTGCCGAGGCTGCTCCTCCTGCTGATGCTCAACTCGTCGTGTGTGGTTTCCAGTTTGCTGCCGGTGACCTGGATGTCGATGTTGTTGGCGACCTACCCAAGCTGACTTGCTCTGCCAAAGATGCCACTGAGCTGGGAATCATTCCTGGTGAAGAGATTTATATTGGCGGAGACTCTGCCTCCCTGGCATTCTCTAACGGCGAGAACAATGGTCTGGCTCGTGTGCGTTCTGTCACAGCAACCTACATTGAGTTGGACAAGACTGAAGATACAATGGTCATTGAAGGAAGTACGACAGAGACTGTTCAAGTCTTCCTGGGTCGTGTGCTGAGGAATGAAGCGGGTGCTCTCATTGTCAGACGCACGTACAACTTCGAGCGTACACTCGGGGCTCCGGATACAGCTCAGCCTGCTCAGATCCAGTCTGAGTACATCATAGGTGCTGTGCCCAATGAGGCAACAATCACCATCCCTATCGCGGATAAAGCGAGTGTGGACTTCGGGTTCGTCGCTTTAGGTGCTGAAGTACGCACTGGTGTGGTGGGCGTCAAGACAGGCACACGTGTGGACGCTGTAGAAGAAGAGTTCTACAACACATCCAGTAACGTGCCCCGTATCAAGATCGCCACTGTGAGCAGCGTAGACGCGGCCCCAACGCCTCTGTATGCTTTCGCTGAAGAGGTTACGCTAGTGATCAACAACAACGTGTCTCCCGACAAGGCGATTGGTGTTCTGGGCGGATTCGATGCTACCCACGGAACATTCATGGTGAGCGGAAACATCACTGCGTTCTTCGCTGATGTGGCGGCGGTTGATGCTGTTCAAAGTAACGCCGACATCACAATGGAAATTCACATGATCAAGAACAACAAGGGTATGTCCATTGACGTTCCCCTAATGGCTCTGGGCGACGGTCGTCTGACTGTTGAAAAGAACCAGTCCGTTAAGCTCCCTCTCACCCAAGAGGCTGCTACAGGTGCCAGCATTGACGCTGACCTGAACCACACGCTGATGTTCACATTCTTCGATTACCTGCCAACCGTAGCTGGCTAAATTGTAAACCGTGGGAGGCTGCATGATGCAGCCTCCCTTAATTGTTCTGACAAACAATATTTGGAGACACCCCTATGAGTTCTGCCTTTAAGAAAATGTTTAAGACTGCCAATGCCTTGGAGACCCACGGAATCGACATCGAGTATGGTGAAAGCCTGCAAATCAAGGTCGCCCGTGCTGGTGGAGCCAACAAGAAGTTCACCAAGACCCTCACCCGGCTGACCAAGGTTCACCGAGCTGCTATTGCTCACGGCATCATCACTGATGAAGTCGCTGATGGTATCGTCCTCCAGGCATATGCCGAAACAGTCATCCTGAATTGGTCTGGTGTCATGAAGGACATCCTAACCGACGACGATGCTGACGCCGAGACGGCCCTGGAGTGCACCGTGGAAAACATCATTGCCGTTATGAAAGCTCTGCCTGACCTGTTCGCTGACATCCAGAAGGTGTCTCAGGAGCTGGCAACATTCCGTGCAGAGACCATGGAGCAAGACGCAAAAAACTAACCGACTGTCTCATTTATTCCCTGGAGATGGGTGAGACAGAGCAACGAATCTTGAAAGAGTGCTACGCATGGAAGCGTAAGGTCCCAGATGCGATCCTCCATGCCCCAGAGCTATCTCTGGGGCTGGAGTTTTACTTCGAAGCCTTCATGTGCCTGAACACATGCCGCAACGTGGGATGGTCCCCTGGGCCTATTCCCTACTTCGCTGTAGCAGAATACGCCTTCCTTCAGGAGCTTGATGCTGAGGAGACCGAAGACCTGCATTACCATATCCGTAGGATGGATTGTGCCTTCCTGGAGCTGAATTCTAAGAAGTCCAAGGAATCCTAAGAAATAGCTTGCAAAGTCCGATAAAATGCTATATAATCGGTCTATGAGTAAATCTTTCTCTAGGAATATGAAGACTATTGGCGAACTACTGGTCGTCAATACCGAAAAGACCATCCGGGGAGCAGCAATTGCCGCATCCAGGGAGGCCATTCTACGTACACCCGTAAAGACTGGTAAAGCTCGCATCAACTGGAAAGTTAATTTCGGCACATTTAAGCCTACGGTCCGTAAAGGCCCAGGCACGCCGCGTGTTGAAGCAAACCGACAGTTGGCATCCACTGAAGCCCTGATTAATGCAGCCAACCGAATTAAAGGATGGAAGGTTGGTAGTGGGAGCATCTATATTGGCAATGGCGTGGACTACATCTTCGACCTAGATAGAGGAACATCACGACAGGCTCTGTCGGGCATGAGCAAATTTGCAATCGCGGCGGCACAGGATGTGCTCCGTAAAGGAAAGTTGTTGAAGAAAAATGGCTAAAGAAATTCTCCTAATTGAGATTAAAGAGAATGGTGCCCGCGTTGTTAAACGTAGCATCAACGATATCGGTGGGGCTGCGGATAAGACGTCAAGTTCTGTAAGCAAGCTGACAAAACTGCTGGCGGGTGTGGTCTCTGCAAAGTTGATCAAAGACACCGTCATGCTGGCCGATGCGTATGCCAACCTACTCAACCGTGTGCGTGTTGTTACGGGCAGTCAGTACGAACTGAAGAAAGCCATGGAAGGTGTTGCAAAGATCTCTCG